TGAAGATCCTCTTTCAAAGACCAGACCCATATCGTTTGCTGGTGTTCCTGTTGTTCCGTTTCCTAGCTCAATCAATCTATCTGTTATTGTAGAGTTGGTTGAGTCTAAGGTTGTAGTTGTTCCGTTTACATCTAGGTTACCTGTAATAGTAACATTACCTGTTGCTGCTACATCTGCAAATGTAACATCATCTGTTGTTGCTACTGCTTGTCCTATTGATACTGCTGTGCCTGAAACTGAAACACCAGTTCCTGCTGTTAGTGTTGTAACATTGGCCGAACCATCAAATGATACACCATTTATTGTTCTTGCTGTTGCTAATGTTGTAGCTGTAGTTGCTAAGCCAGGAGTTATATTAGCCGAACCATCAAATGATGTACCACCTATAGTCCTAGCTGTTGCTAATGTTGTAGCTGTAGTTGCTAAGCCAGGAGTTATATTAGCAGTACCATCAAATGATGTACCACCTATAGTCCTAGCTGTTTCAAGAGCTGTTGCTGTTGCTGCGTTTCCTGTTGTGTCTTGGTTAAGTGTTCCTACAGAAATTGTTGTACCAGATACAGACAATCCAGAACCTACTGTCATGAAAGCCGAAGCGCCAGCGCTGTCGTCCCACATATAAATTCTGTCTGCGTTTGGATCTGTTAAAGATTCTAGTCCTAAATGACTAAAACTTAAATTTGTAGCTGTTATATCTAGACCTGTTGTTATGTCTAAAAATGCAGTTGCTCCCGCTGAGTCATCCCAAAATATTATCTGATCGTCGTTAGGGTCACTTAAGCTTTCAATTCCTAAGTGTGATAAATTTACCGTTACACCACCGCTAGTACCTCCGCCGGATAGTCCTGTGCCTGCTGTTACACCTGTTATATCCCCAGCTTGTATTTCTGAGTATTTTGCAAGTCTAATACCGCCTGCTGTAGAACCATCGTGGACTCTAATAGTATCTAGCGTAGTATCTACGGATAACTCACCTACCGCACCAGTGAAGGATTCATTCTGTGTTGTAGTCCCTCGTCTTAATTGTACCTGTGTTGGCATTGTTTTCTCCTAATTAATATGTTCCGCCATCGATATTACCGCCTGATATATTTGTACCTGCGATATTTCCTGATATGTTTGCTGCTGAGGCTAACATCAATTCATGTCCGCCCTGTGTACTTCCGTCATGGACCCTAATAGAATTATTTGTTGTATTAACCGAGACTTCACCTGCTGCACCTGTGAACGCATCGTTCTGTGTAGCTGTGCCTCGCCTAAATTGTACTGTAACTGCCATCTATTGTCTCCTTATGCTACTGAACCTAAGTCCTCTGTAGCTAGTCTGTATTTAATTGACGTATTTAAATCATATATGACATCAGTTAATTGTCCAAACGCATCTGTTGCAAGTGAAGAAGCAACACTTCCATAATCTCCTGTAGGAAATTCTAATGAAAGGTCTTTTTCTGCATAGTTTGCAATCTTAACAATGGCATCTGAAGAGTCTCTTACATAAACTTCTTTATCTGCAGAGTTAAGTGCAACTTCACCTTGTACAATATCTGCTGTAGTTGGTGCATTACCTGATGTTTCATTACGCTTAATTTTAATTACTGTTGCCATGTCTTTATCCTTGTTAGTTTATTTTTGCCTCTGCCTCTATAAATTTAGGATTAGGTATTACTTCTCTTGGACCGTCTACTTCAATATTATAACCTTTAGGTTTAGGAGCTTTTATCATTGGCTTAGGTTTTTTCTTTGCCTCTGGTTGTTTCTCTTCTACCTCTTTTACTGTTCCCGAAGTAAAGGTTGGAACCGGTTTTTTCTTAACCGGCTCTTCCTTCTTAACTTCTGGAGTAGCAATTTTATCTAATGCTTGTTGTAGTTCCAATTTTAATTGTAATTCTCTTTCCTGATATTCTTTTTCATTATAGCTTGCTTTAGCTTTAAGTAATAAGTTTTCTTGCTGTAACTCATTTATTTTCTGAGATAAGCTATTAATATATTCATCTACTAATTTTGTATTTACTTCTTGTTCCATTTCACTACCTATTGATTACTTGTTATTAAGAATAAGTTCCGCCGTCAACTGTATTTGTCCATGCAGGTGTTCCACTATTACTGTATAGGAAATAACCATTAGTACCAGCTGCTGTTGCCTGTAGGGCTCCAGTACCGTTACCATATATAATTCCGTTACTTGTGAAAGAGCTAGCTCCTGTACCACCGTCTGCTACTAATAGATCAGTAATTCCAGTAATTGTACCGCCGGTAATTGTAGCACTAGCTGATTCTATGCTAGCTACTAATGTGCCGACTGTATAACCTGTTCCTGATACATTAACAGTTGTCGTTGGTGCTGCTTGCAAGTCTTTAAATAGTTTCCATTTACCTGAATCGTCAGCATCTCTAAATAAACCACCGTATAAATCTAGTGAACCTGAAGTGTCATATAGACCATACATACCAATATCAACTGCGTCTGATGAATTATTACCAGATGCTAATATGATTAATGGATCTGCAACACTTAAAGTTGTAGAATCTACCGTAGTTGTTGTTCCTGATACAGTTAAGTTACCTGAAATTGTTACATTGTTAGGTAATCCAATTTGTATCTGATTGTTTGAAACTGTTGTTTCTACTTCGTTGTTTGTACCTACGAAGTTTAATGTGTCTGTTCCTACTGTAACAGTATCATCAGAACCACTATCGGCTCCAATTGTTAAAGTAGAACTAGTCGCTGCTGTTGTTGCTGCTGTAATACGACCTTGTGCGTCGACTGTGATAACCGGTATCGCAGAGCTAGAACCGTATGAGGCTGCTGTAACTGCTGTGTCATCAAGTGTTGCTGTAATGGTTGTACCAGAAGCTGCTGTTGTGATACCTGTACCACCCGCTACTGTAAATGTTTCTGAATCTAGATCAATGTCTATTGTTCCAGAGTCACCAGCTGCGTCTAAATCAGCTGCTGTATTTTGAGCGTCAACATAGGCTTTGACTGATTGTTGAGTTGGAATAAGCGTTGCACTGTTTGAAGCCATATTGTCTTCATCAACAAATGCTGTAGCTGTTATTGAACCGTCGCTTAAAGAGCCAAATGTTACAACACCAGCACTAAAGTTTCCTGAACCGTCTCTTTTAACGATTGTAGAAGCTGTGCTAGAGTCTGTAGCATTGTCAATAAGATCTGTGTAATACTTACCACCTAATTCCTGGATAACTTCGTTACCGCCTGAGTCAATAGATGAGATGTATAACTTTGCAGATGCTCCTGAGTTGGATCGATCCTCGGCATACGCTAATTCGCCTTCAACTAAGTCAGAAGTAGCTGGGGCTGTTGCGCCTGTACTCCTTTTAATCTGAATAGTTGTTGCCATTTAATTTTCTCCTAGTTAAGTTTTATTAATTTACCATTTTAAAATGTACCACCGTCAATGCTGGGTGGGGCTGCAACATCAGTTGGTGCAGTAGCTTCCCATTTTCCAGTTGTTGCATCATAAATTAACGAATAACCATTCTGTGCTCCGGAAGTATCAATACCAGACAAATTGTCTATTGTTGTTGATGTTGCTACTTGAGACTGGCTTGTGGTTGTGGTTACTACTCTTGAACTTCCAGTAGAAATTGTTACCTTTGCCGGTGTACTCGATGTGCTTACATTAACTCCCATATATTACTCCTTAAACTTTCGTTACTTCTGGGGTTACTGTTACCAACCCCTCTAGTACTCTTAAAGTTTCTGATGCGCTTGTTATTTCAACATCATACACATAACGCCCTGGTTTAAGCGTTGCTGTTTGAGCTGCTGTCAAACTAATCGTCACCTTTCCTGTATTATCTACCTTAAGACAAGTAAAACTCGTGCTAGTAGATGCCTCATAAGACTTTCTCATTTGACTAGCTACTGTATAAGATGATAGATCTTTTGCTGAAGCATCGTCATTAGTTAGATTTATATCTAAACTAAAGGTGGTTCCTTGATCTATAACTATATTTTGTACGGTGGCCATTCAATTATCTCTTATAATTCGTTGTATAGTCTTATTTATAAATAAAAGTAATTACAATGAAAACTATTTTAACATTAAAATATGGTGACAAATACAGCGCAGATGCTGTTAATTCTATATACGAGCATACCGAAGGCAAGTATAACTATGTTTGTGTAACAGACGAACCAAAAGATTTGCACCCCGATATAGGAATTATTTATATGGAACATGAGCCAAATGGCAACATGGAAAAAATAAAATTATTCCAATTAAAAGACATGGGCACAATATTATATCTAGATTTAGATATAAGAATACAAAAACCAATAGATCATTTATTTGATTATTGTCATCATAACCCTGTAATTGTATATACATGGTGGAAAGATAAAGGCGATAAACAAATAAGCATACACGATTTCCCATGGCAACCAGAGTTTGTAGGACCTTTAAGTAATTATAATTCTAGTGTAATGCTTTGGAAAGATGCTACACATATATGGAATCACTATAATAAATATCCTGAAACATATGATGTTCAATATCCATATGGCGATGATACATTTTTATATCATGAAGGATTTACATTTGAACACTTACCCAAAGAAGAAGTATATGCTTTTAATACGACAGGAAGAAAGTATAGACCTGAATATACAATATGCTTATTAAATGGATTAGACAGAAACCCGGAGATTGAGAAAGAATATGATGAACTTTGTATGCATCAAGTGGGGCACTAAATACTCACCTGATTATGTAAACAATTTGTATCGTATGGTACAGGATAACTACCATAAAGATTTTACTTTCACTTGCTATACAGATGATAGTGCAGGATTAGATTGTGATTGTGTAGATATACCTGATATCAATCCTTTACATCCTAAGTATTGGTTTGGTAAAGAAAATTATTGTTGGGATAGATCTAAATTTATAGTATTCAATTCACATAACTTTTTAGGTTATGATGGCAAATGGTGTTACTTTGATTTAGATATTATTATACAAAATGATATAACAGATTTAGATGAGTTAGCTCTTAAACCTAGAATAATACATTCTAAATGGCAAAATCCTAAACATAAACATGATAGAAAGTTTATAGATGTTCGAGGAACATTTTTTAATTCTAGTGCTATGTGTTGGAACAAAGATCAATGTGAACAAATATTTTGGGATGCAATACAAGAAGAAGATATGATTTTTAAAACTTTCTGGAAAGGAACAGATAACTATCATTACTGGAGGCAAAGAGACTTTTGGAATAACATACCTTATGAATGGGTGTACTCTTATAATAGGGGAATGGAATATCCTGACGATTTAGAGGCACATAAATATAGAAAAGAGTGTAAGCTCTGTTTGTTTAATGTAGATGTATTAAAGTCTAATAACAAACAAATAAAAATAGATGAATTAGAAGATGAGACATTATTGAGATTATGGCATGGTAACAATTATAGCAAATCAGCTAGACACTAATTACAGTCAAATACATATCAATGCTTTTTATACGCAATGCAAAAAGCTGATAGAAAATCCTTTTGATTTTTATGTGTTTGTAGATAAGGCTGAAATGGAACTGCTAGAAACTACAAAGAAAAAAGACGGCTATATTGATGGTATAGAGTTTCATGTTCCTAAGCATGGTGTAGATTGGATTGAAATAGATATTATGCAACACACCAAACCAGGTGGCAATACATTGTTCTTAACTCCTAATGTTATTATTAACAACATAGAGGACATAGACATTTATAAGTCAAATAAGAAAATTCAGTTAGAGGATGGTAACCTAGGTTATTTTGTACACCGAAATGCTAAAGTGGAAGGCATACTAGAAGAATGGGAAGAAAATGAAGACGAACTCTTATATGAATATGATGCTTTCCATAATAAATTTTTTATAGAAGAAGGTACTTTACCTTTCTTACAAGATTATACTGCTTCATATCCAGACTTAACGAAGAAAATAGAAAGTATTGTTGCATTACCTTATTGGTATGAAGACTTTAATGAAGAACAAATAGAAGCAATGTATAATAAAGCAACAGATTTATATCCATGGTTGCCTGAAAGAGTAGAAATAGAATTATCAGATGATGATAACGAACTATCTTATGATGACATAAGAAAAATTTTCTCTCAGGACTTTATGGAAAAAGCCCACATGAAAAGAATAAAACTTAAAGGACTTGGAGGCGACCCTACTAATAATAAAGACATAGTAGATATATCACATTACCTTATGGGGCAATGGGGTATAGGTATTGATTTAATTAGTAAGGGAGATACAAACGATCCTTTTTGGTGGGGCATTATAGGAGACTTATATAAAGAGTCTGGTAACATAACATTTAATATTAATACAAGCAATCCAGATAGTTTAATATTAATGAACGCAGACATTCTTATTAAAAAAGGTTGTAGAGTGTTTTGGTCTTATACACATACCAATCAGTTAAATACAGATATAGAAAAGGCAAGAGAATTATCAGAGAAACATAACTTCACAGGGTTTATTTACTTAGACAATGTGCCTGAAGAAGTTCCTTATGTAGATGAAGTCGTCAAACCTGATATGCCAGACTATAAACTTATAGAACTAGAAACTCTACAGACACGAAAAAAAGACGACATATATAAAGAGAGAAAGATTAAATTTGCACCACATGTTAAATGCGAAGGTAAAGTTAATAATCAATTTTATCTAAGTGCTAAAGGAAATGTTTTTCCTTGTAAACATGTTGCTCTTAATGTTTCTACAGCAGACAATTCTCCCGAACATAAAACAGAATTATTATATGATTGGGAGAAAAATAATGCTAATAAATATTCATTAGAAGAAATATTTACTAATGACTTTTATAAAGGATATTTTAATAACTTATTAAAATTAAATCCTACAATTATACACAATGAACAAGGTGGAGTATGTTAAAAATAAAAAATGGAATTATAATAGAAGGACCTTTTGATAAACCAGTATTACATTTGGAGACAAAAGGACTTTTCAAAACAATCAAAGAATCTGAATTTACAACACTAATAGTCCAAGTCCCAATAGAAGACTTTGAAGCTAAATGCTATAGGCTCACAGCAGACTTAGCAGACGCAGGGATAATGTATGGTAGGGACTATGTAATAGCAAGGAAAAGTTTATGAGAGTGAATGTTGTTTGTTCTAAATGGGGCACAAGATATGGTCCTCATTTTGTTAATAGACTAAAAAATATGGCGAGGAGAAATTGTAATGACAGACATGATTTTCATTTTTACTGTTATACTGATGATGCTGACGGTCTTGATCCTGACATTAAGGTTATTCCTTTTCCTGATATTCCCGATATTCATCCTAAGTATTGGTTTGGTAATGACAATTTTAAATATGGGATGGCTCGTTGTTGGGACAGGCCTAAAACTATGGTATTTAATACCCATAACTTTGCTGATGATAAGCCAACCGGCCGTTTTGTTTTCTTCGATCTTGATGTTATTATACAAAATGATATAGAGCCTTTACTTACCTACAATATGGAAAGACCTACAAAGTTAAGAAGTTGGTGGCAAGATCCTAGACCAATGAAAACTCGTAAATTTAAATTAGCACATGGCGCATATACAAATGGCAGTTGTCAAGTTTGGTCCGACGATCAAGCAGAATGTATATGGCATGATGTATTAGAGAATCAAGAAAAGATATGGTTTACATATACAGATGGAACAGATAACTATCACTCCTGGCGATGGGGTGATTGGGGCAAAAAATTATGGGATCACTTCCCATCAGATTATGCTTACTCGTATAACCGAGGTCGTAGTTGGGAAGATGACGATTTAGAAACAGAAATATACAGGGAAACACCTATCCTCTGTGTATTTAATATTGACTTACTACCTGAACCAATGCTTAAAGGCAGGGGTAGTGTTAAGCAAAATGAATTAGTAGATCCGGAGTTATTGAAACATTGGCAATAAACATTTATACAGTAAAATGGGGCAGTAAATATTCTGCCAAACATGTGAATAAAATATATGAATCCTGTCAGGAATCTATATCACAAGACTTTCATTTTTACTGTCTAACAGAAAATCCAAAGGGACTGAATGATTGGATAACTGTTCTACCATTTCCTAAAGGAAACAAATTAGAAAAGTGGTGGAACAAAATGTATCTGTTTGATGATAATGTAGTAAGGCAAAAAGGTGAGAATTTATTCTTAGATCTAGATGTTATTATACAAAAGAATATAGATGACATAGTAAACTTTGATCCTGAGGATTGTCTATGTTTTGGCCAAACACATTGGCATGATTTGGAAACACAAAAGAAAGAAACAGAACATGTCCCTCATAGATATACAGATTTAAATTCTAGTATATTAAGATGGAATGATAAACTAGATAAAGAGAATATAACTCTTTATTTTAACGCACACAAAGAAAAAATATTATGGTACTATCGAGGAATAGATAATTTCTTTATGCACAAGGGTGTAGCAAGAATTAAATATTTTCCGTTAGGGTGGTTTTATAGTTATAACCAAGGTTATATATATCCACATGATATAGAAAAACATGTATTCAGACAAATACCATATGTCTGTTTATTTGACTCAATGGGAAGAAAAGAAGATGTTAAATTTTAATTTTTTAAACAGTATGCAATATTGGGGAGAAGGTCTCGCTAAAGTTGAACATGAGATGAAACATAAACATGATGACTTTAGACAAGCTCTTAATCCTAACACAATGGAGGGAGCTATTTGGTTAGTTGAAGAACTACAAAATAGTCTTAAGGATTATATGAAGGACGAGCAGTTTAACATTCTTGTATTAAACAGCTGGTTAGGAGTTCCTTTAGTTCCACTCTTATGTGAGAACTTGTCCGTAGGTGAATTGCACCTAGTTGACATCGATAACGAAGCTTTAGAGCTCTCTAAGGTGTTTAATAAGCATTATATCACCGAAGAATTCATAAAAATAAATCACTGGAACATGGATATTCCATTTGCATTTGACGAATTAAATCAGTTGAATGTTGATATAGTTATTACAATGGGAGCAGAGCAAATGTATCCTTTAAAGGATTTAAATACTGCAAACAAACATGCAATATTTGCCGTACAGAACTCTAATGTTATAGAAGAGATGTATGGTATTAATTGTGTAGATAGTGAGAAAGCATTAATTGAAAATGCAGGGCTAAAGGATACTTTTTACACAGGCAAGACGAAACAATTTTATTATGATTGGAACGGGAAGGTCTATTTTGATAGGTTTATGGCAATTGGCACAAAATAAAGCATTAAAGAAAGCACTGCACGAAGCAACAGTTGATACAGCTATTGGAGCAATAATAATGTTTCCTTTAAGTGTTGGTATCATTAAGGCTTGCATAGACTACGCAGGCACCTCTGCTGAGATGGCTGCGTTTATTAACTTCTTAGGATTAACTGGAATTGCTATTGTAAGAAAAGCTCTAGTTAGATTAAGATTTTCTAAGTGGGATTAGTCTACTCTCTTACCTACACCCCAATCAATTACAACCGGGAATCTAGGAATATTATCTACTGACCTTTCAAAGAATCTACATGTAACCCAAGTAGGTTTCTCATCTTGTTCCAATAGAGCTTTAAGTGTTTCTTGATTTCCTCTAACACCACTCTTAAATGTTTCTGTTCCATCTGTAAGAACAAAGTGTTTAGCATATCCTGCCCAATTACCTGAGCCTTCTAATACTTCTACAACATCAAACTCTTCTGTAATGAACTCTTTTCTTTTCAGTAAGTTCTTACTTCTTTTGTTTTCATAAGAGGCATCGTTACGAATCATTTGGCCTTCGTAACCATCTTCTGTATATTGTGAATACAAAGCATCTAACTCTTCTTGATTTTCACATACTGATGTTGGAACTGTAACTACAGGACTTTCAAACTCTTGATCTTCTATAAAACTTATTCTGTCTAGAGTAGTTTCAGCTAAACCTCTGCCCCAGTAAGGACAATCATAAACATGATACTCAACAAGTTTTTGACATTCTGCTGCTTCTTCTGGAGTAGGTTTTACTTTACGAACTAGACTTGTAATTTTGTTGAAGTCATCTTTTAGTTCGTGATTGTAAAGTTCACCATCTAAAATAGCATCAGGATATTCTACAAAGAACGCTTGTAGTTCAAAATATATGTGATCACAAGTTGTAATTGCTTTACCTGCTCTTGTGTAAAGTCCATCTTTCCTTGCAATACATCTAATGCCATCTAACTTAGGTTGACTAATACCACTAGACTGTGGCCTTTTTGTGTAGTCATGCGCTAACATTGGTTTGAACTTATCGTAAGTATCAACCTTTGAAATGTCTTCAAAGTATTCTTTTTCTACTTTTTTATCCCACATTGCTTGTGCTTCTTTTTGTGCTTGTTCAGCATCTGTAGTAGCATTTGCTTTGCCTGTGTTCTTGCCTGTAGCATCTTTCCAACCACTTGTAACTAGGTTGCCGTCTTTTATACCAGCAATAGTTCTAGTGGCATTCAATACGCCATTGGAATATTCAACTGTAAGTTCACGAATGTTTCCGTTCGTGTCTCTTTTGTAAAGTGTTGGTA